GATTCCCTCATAGACCGCCAGAGTTTAGTTCTCACTATAATCGCGTTAATTACTTCGGTGATATAAGATGAAGTGAAATGGGTCATACAGGCAAGGTGCCGAGCGAATCTGTAAAATTCTACTGGGGCGGTTCAATTCCGTCATGGCCCACAATAATATTAAGTAGTAATAGAATGAGTTACTTCGAGCTGAATGGTTCAGCACAAATCTCTTAAATTTGCATTACGGTTCAAATCCGTCTATACTCACCTAAACTTTCTCTTATAATTATTTTTAAATATCCTATGTATTGTAATAATATACTTTGGTAATTAACAGTAACATTATCTATAAAACTTCGGCAGAAGAAAACGGATATGTAAATTACAATCCTTTTGAAATCAAATTCGCGAAAGTGAGGACATCATGGTGTTAAAGTGTAGGGTTCGATTCCCTTATGGGATGCAAATGGCGGTATAGTCTAATGGTTAGGACGTAAGGTTTTCATCCTTAAAATCGGGGTTCGATTCCCCGTATCGCTACAAAATATAAGGCTCTAGCCTTATAATGATCATTTATAAGGCTCTAGCCTTATACTTATAAAAAACGGTGCTGTCGAATAGTGGTTAATTCGCTAGACTTTCAATCTGGCAACGAGGGTTCGATTCCCTTCGGCACTACAAAAATTAAAACTATGAAAGATATTACACCTTTATTCGTAAAATTAAAACCTGATTCAAGTTTAGCTGGACTGCTACAAAAACGGTTGGAAATAACCGCTCGTAAATTAGAAATTTTACGTAAAGAATATGAAGATGGTAAATATGATAACTATTTTAAAAAATAAAAAAATTATGTATAAATTAAAAGCCGCAGTTTTCTAATTATTAACCAATAAATTAGAAAACAATGTCTGTAAGTTCAAAAGTTGGTGGCAGTAATAAAAAGAAAGGTAGAAACCTTTTCAAATGTGGAAACTATAAAGCGAAAAATGTTAGATTAACTAACAAACGCCGAAAAATAGCAAAACATTTAAAATTACACCCAACAGATTCAGATGCTAAAAATAGCATCTAACAATTTTTTATGAATAAAAAATTCAAAAACAGTTCATAGTTAGCTAGGCTAATTTATGGACAAACAATTGAGAATCTGGAGAGTAGTACCCGTTAGTAAGACTAATGTACATGCTCCCTACTATTTCGTAGAAACTACGGAAAAAAATCGTGAAAAAGCATACGAAGTTGCTTTAAAAGAAGCTAAAAGTAAATCGGCATTATCAAGATTTACAGATTGGAATTTCCGAGTGGAACGACAATCATTAAGAAAAGATGATTTTGGTAGGTACATAGTACATCACCAATAACACCAAACATTCCGTTTTACAAAAGGGTTTCGGAACTGAAATAAAAAACCCAATCCAGGCCTTGTAGCTCAGGGGTAGAGCACATGATTGAAGCTCATGGTGTCGTTGGTTCGATTCCAACCAAGGCCACTAAAAGTATTAGTTCTAACCAAAACTTTGAATGTAAACTATTTAATAAGGGACAAAACTTCATTGACGACTCATGTTAGAAAGAGGATTGCGAGATAACCCGAAATAGACAGGAAGCAGGCGTGTAACCAATAAATAATGTTCACAGCATTCAATGTACTTTTAAAAAGAGATAATTCCATTGGCCATGGAAACGTATATATGTACGGCCTCTTAACCGTTAGGTTGAATATTTCGGTATTCTTAATTAATGCACACTACATTCGGAAAAACGTAAATAACCGATACAGTCCGTAGTACTGGGATTCAAAGAAACTACAAATGGTTTGGTAGCTCAGAGGTAGAGCAATTGGCTGTTAACCAATAGGTCGAGATATCGTAATTCTCCCAAATCGCAAAATATATAATATGTTATCTATTTAGTACAAAAATCAATGAAATAGATAATATGTTATATATTACGGACGTGTAGTTCAACGGATAGAACGTCGGTTTACGGCACCGAAAATGAGGGTTCGAATCCTTCTATGTTCACAAAGTACCGAGAAAGTGCTTAGAGTGTTGATAACTCATTTCTCAAAACCTCATGTAGCTCAATTGGTAGAGCATCGAACTGATACTTCGAAGGTCACAGGTTCAATTCCTGTCATGAGGACCAGAGGTACTATTTTTGTACCAAAATTTTCTTTTCTTATATTTATAGATATGAGAAACGAAAAACAATATCATTTCATATATAAAACCACAAATATTTTAAGTGGTAGATATTATATAGGAATGCACAGTACTGATAATTTAGATGATGGCTATTTGGGTAGTGGAACGTATTTAAAACGTTCACTTAATAAACATGGTAAAGAAAATCATCAATTAGAAATTTTAGAATTTTGTAAAACTCGTGAAGAATTAAAATCAAGAGAAACTGAAATTGTAAATCTGAATGAGATTGCCAAAGTTGAATGTATGAATTTAATGGTTGGTGGACATGGTGGTAATAATCGTACACATGAACAATGTGTTGCACATGGTAGATTGGGTGGTATTGCATTTGCAAATAAAATGAAATTAAATCCAACATTTCGTAAAGAAATTCAAAAAAGAGCATCGAATTGTATAAAAAAGGCCAAATTAAATGGTAATTATAAACCTTGGGGAACAGTAGATTATTGGACAGGAAATTTTCATACAGAAGAAACTAAGTTGAAAATGAAAAAATCAAAAAATATAGGAATAAACAATCCTTCATATGGTACACAATGGATTACAAACGATACAATAAATAAAAGAATAAATAAAAGTGATATAATACCAGATGGATTTCATCTTGGAAGAAAATATTAAAATGCGAGTATAGTGTTTAACGGTAGCACGGTAGACTTCCAATCTTTAAGTTTCGGTTCGAATCCGAATATTCGCTCAAAAATAATGTATATAGTGTAACCGTGTAGAGAAGCCGGTATGTGGAGTTTATAACCACATAAAGCATTTGATTCTGATGCAGCTATGATGGTGGGTTACTCAAACGGTAAAGAGGCTTGTTTGCTAAACAAGTAGGGTGTAAAAGCTACACGGGTTCGAACCCCGTATCCACCGCATTTTTAAAAATAATTGTAAATATATTGAGGGATTTTCAGAATGAAATCATACACAGAGCGTGAAGTAGAAGAATTATTAGAACAACAACGAGAATTATCTGCATACGAGCTGATGATAAAAATTGAAAAATTTGAAATACCCGATGAATTGCATTTATTGTGTAATGAAATAATGCAAACGAAATTAAAAATTAGAAAATAAAAAACGGATAAAACGTATGGTAGCCGTAAATGCTGCAGCATTACCATACTCCAGGCGATATAATTCAGGGGTAGAATGGCTCTTTCATATGGAGTTTGTCGTTGGTTCGAATCCAACTATCGCTACATTTTACTTAAAATATAATTTTTTCATATTTATATGTATGGAAACTAAATTTTATATTTTATACAAAACCACTAATTTAAAAAATAATAAATTTTATATTGGTGTTCATGAAACATTTAACTTGGAAGATGGTTATTTGGGTTCTGGTAAAAAGTTTAAAAATTCTCTTAACTATCATGGTAAAGAAAATTTTAAAAGAGAAATTTTAGAATACTTCAACGATTCTAAATCTATGTATAGTAGAGAACGAGAAATTGTTAATGAAGAATTATTAAAAAATCGTAAATGTTTAAATATTGGATTAGGTGGAAAATGCGCGCACAGAGGATTTATAAGCAAAGAACATCAGCTAAAATGCCAACGAGCAGCTGCTAATTCAACTAATAAAAAAAGATGGAGTGATAATAGAGAGTCTAATGTTGAAAAATTAAAAGGACGATTAAAAGGAAATACCTATGCCATGGGAAGTAACTCATTTACAGGCAAAGTTCATTCTGATGAAACAAGGAAGAAAATGAGTAATACAAAAAAGAAAAACGGAGCTCAAAAAGGAAAGCGTAATTCTCAATATGGAACATCTTGGATAACTAAAGATACTCAAAATAAAAAGATTCAAAAAACAGATTTAGATAATTGGATAGTGTTGGGTTGGATCAGTGGGAGGTATCGTAGTACGGAAATATGTAACCGAATTAGTAAATCAATGAAATTAAAATAAACAAAGCCTTTTCAGTATTAGAAATTGTGATACTGAAATGAAAAATTAGGTGTACCTGAGCAGCAGGTTATAGATTTTTAAAGATTATCGGTTCTATAACCGATAATGTTAAATATCGGTGTTACAACCGATATTAAATGGCCCTATGGTGAAACTGGCAAACACAACAGGTTTAAGCCCTGTACGCTCTCGGTTCGAATCCGAGTAGGGTCACAATATTGATTGATGACGTTTATAAACGTTTTAGTGCACGTGGGTTCGAAACCCACCGCTTCCACAACTATCACCCGATGTGGTGACAAGTCTGGTTTTGGTGATTTTACCTAAATAAATCATCATTTTTAAGAAACAGAACAATATATCTGGACAGCTTCGGCAGGATTGAGTTTGAACAGTTTCTTAAACTTGGGGGCGACTTGGATTTGACATTAGAGTAGTGAGTAAAACGAGATTGGTATTAACAATAAAGTTCAACACTTTACAAGTAGCGGCGTAACAGCCGTTTGATTTTCTATTTCAAGGAAATAAAAATTCACGTCCGCCCAATACGAAAATTGGGCAACTGCGTTTATGATGTAATTGGATAGCATATTTTTCTTCTAAAAAAATTGTAAGGGTTCGAATCCTTTTAGACGTACTATTCGAACCATAATATAATAAAAGTAAAAACTATATTATGGTTCGATTTTTAAAATTTATATATTTATAATAAATAATAATATGACTTTCTCAAATAAATATGTAAAAGAAGAACTTGAAAAACTAATTTTCAATGATAAGTTATCATATCGTAAAATCGGTGAATTATATGGTGTAAGTGATACTTATATTAAAAAAGTAGCAAAACGTATTGGTATAATACTACCAATCAGAAAACAATTTCCATTGGGATTTAAACCACATAATACAGGTAAGGCAAAAACAATAACGTGTTTGAATTGTAAACATACGGTTAAATCAAGTTATGATACACAAAAATATTGTAGTCAAGAATGTCAGGGAAAATATAAAACAAAAAACGTAATAGAAGATTATTATAACAATCAAAAATTACATTGCTACCCAAAAACAATGAAATTCATTAAACCACAGATTCTCGAAGAACAAAAGCACAAATGCGATATATGTGGAATCACCGATGAATGGAATAACAATCCATTGAATTTTATATTAGACCATATAGATGGTAATGCAGCTAATAATTTAAGAAATAATTTAAGATTGATATGTTCTAATTGTGATTCTCAATTGGATACATATAAATCTAAAAATAAAAATTCAGCTAGAAAATCAAGATATTTAAAAAATTATAAAAATTAAATTATGAAACCAACTAAACAACAATTGGCAAGTATTGGCGTGATTTCAGGCAAAGATGCT